CTGAAGCACCAGTTGAGGTCGCACCAGAGGTACCAGTTGAGGTGGCACCTGAAGTACCAGTTGAGGTGGCACCTGAAGCACCAGTTGAGGTCGCACCTGAAACACCAGTTGAAGTAGCACCTGAAGCACCAGTTGAGGTCACACCAGAGGTACCAGTTGAGGTCGCACCAGAGGTACCAGTTGAGGTCGCACCTGAAGTACCAGTTGAGGTTGCACCTGAAGCACAAGTTGAGGTAGCACCTGAAGCACAAGTTGAGGTCGCACCTGAAGCACAAGTTGAGGTCGCACCTGAAGCACCAGTCGAGGTTGCACCTGAAGCACCAGACGAGGTAGCACCTGAGTCACCAGTTGTAGCACCTGAAGACGCTACCGTACGTGAAAAAGAACCTTATGTTCCAAAATGGAATCCTGATACAGGAACATATATTTAAATTTCTTCCTTTTTATCATACTCTAATTTTTCATTCAAATGTAAAATAATTATTTTTTTGGGTAACTCATATTTTTCAAATTCCTCATCATTTAATTTTAATACATGTTTCATTAATACACGTGCAGTATGCTTGTGTGTTACAATTAAAGGTGTTTGATTTTCAGATAATGTAGATAAAATATCATTTTCATAATAAGGTAACAATCGTTGCAATACATTTTCTTTGGATTCACCCGTTTGTATCGTTTTAAAATAACAATTTTTATAGGTTGGATATTTATTTTCAATGGAATAATGTACAATTGGTGGTTTCATAGTGTAATTGGATCGCATCATTTCAGTAAATTTATCACCATAAATATCACGTATGTGTTGTCGTGGTACACCTTCTAACGTACCGTAATGTTTTTCATTTAATCTCCATGAAGTATGAATAGGCATGTATTGCTGATACTCTTTTTGAATTAATTGTGACGTTTCTATACATCGTTGTAATACGGATGTAAAGATAACATTCGGATAAATGTTATGTTGAATCATGGTTTGTGCCATTTGTAATGCTTCTTTTCTGCCATGATTTGTAAGTGGTATATTTGTCCAACCTGTAAATTTACTATCTTGATTCCAAATGGATTCACCATGACGAACTAGTATTATTCTTCGCATAATTTAACAAATACAAATTATTTTTAGATCATTTATATTTATCATTTGTATTATGTTTCTATTTTTGTTAATTTCATAGAATTAAATAGTTGTTAACACTATGTTGCAACCATTGTGTATGCCTGCTCTCATTTATTTGATATATTCTTTGACACATGTCATCATTGACACGTATAAAGAAGAATATAATAAAGCAATGATTGAATTTTGGATAAGTACTATTTTTACACTTTTGTTGAATATACTTTGTCAACAAGGTTTAGGTATTATTTCATGGCTAATTATTTCCATTCCTTTTATTTTAATGACCACAATTGCAAGTTTATTATTATTTGTATTTAAATTGAATCCAGCAACTGGACAGCCTGTACAATCTACACAGTCTACACAGTCTACACAGCCTACACAGTCTACACAGTCTACACAGTCTACACAGTCTACACAGTCTACACAGTCTACACAGTCTACACAGTCTACACAGTCTACACAATCTACACAGTCTACACAGTCTACACAGCCTACACAGCCTACACAGTCTACACAAACACACCCATCTGGTTATGCATATCCTATTGTAGCCAGATATCATTCTAAGTATCCTCATTCCGTTCCTTAAAATAATTCAAAATATCTGATAATAATTCTGTAGGACATTGTTCCGTTGGAACCAATAATCCATTTACATACTTTACATGTTTGGTAGGATCGTATTGATGTTTCACCAATATTTTCCAACGTTCTGAATATTTACGGTTTTCTTTGGTACCATGATAATAATGACGTATTACACCAGGTACATATCCTAATCTTACTTTTCTTGCAAGCATTTGGTACTCTGCAACAGACTGTTTGTATCCTTCCGTTGTTTCTCCATTCAAAGAACTCATACCATGACCTATGAATGACAATGCCATGTTATGATCTCCCGCACCTAAAATACTTTTATCATAAATACCAACTTTATCATATATTTTTCTATTCATAGCCCAAGCATAACCTGGATGCCAAAAGTCTTTACCGGAAGATCGGTATTTATTCTTTTGTTTACAATATTGGTATCCAAAACTAGAGTAAATACCCATTGTACCTTCTTCTTTATCCATGTCTACACAATGACTAAATAGTTGGACTACATCTTTACTTCCATTTAATAATTTCAAAGTATCTTGCACCCATGTTGCACTTTCAAATTCAATGTCTGCATCAATCCACGCCATAGCTTTCCAATTCGAGGGTAACATTTTTATACCCAAATTGACCATATTTTCTTTATGCCAAAGTGGTACTTCTGTACGTAATTGAAGATGTGTAGGGCAACCTTTTTTCGTAATCTGAAAATCTTGGTTACCATAAGCCAACTCTACAATATACAATTGAATCGGTTCTTGTGCCATACGATAGATAAATTCTTTGGCCAATAAGTACCTTGTTGCATATTGACATGGATTTGAAATTACCATTATTACATGCAATATATCCAAAGGATCATTGTTATAAATGGTTTCTTTGATTGGATTATGTATGTATCGAATTGTATCTATTTCAATACCATTGATAATCGTCATATAATTTCATTTGTTTTTTATTTAAATCTATTTTATTGAAGTTAAAATTGAAACATGTTATATTTTATTGAAAAAAATGGATTGTCATTTGATAAAAGTAAATCATATTCATCATTGCATGAAATATAAAAAAACTGTGTTTCGATGTATTTTTCCTGTATTATCTATTCCGCAAGAATTAGAAAAATATTTATTTACATTTATCGGTGTTTTTCCGTTGCATTTCGACGCTCTAAGCTATACAGTAAACGTACCTGGGCTTTTGCCTTCTTCAACGTGGTTGCCTTTGCATATGTCCTCTTCGGCCCTTTCACAGAATAAAGAGAACGATTTGGTAGCTTTCGAATTGTAAACGGCATATTTATACAGTAGAAATGATTTCACCATTTTTATAAACATAACATTTGAACGTTTGTTTTTTTGGTTTAGAACAATACACATTATTACTAGAAACAGTATTAAAATATAATAATTTGTCACCACCCGCAACAAGAATAATATTATAACAAAGTACACTGTACAAAATACCTAATACTGTACCTGATAGAATACCGACTTTTTTAGTACAATTGGGAAATAATTGAAACTTCACCATGGTATCCATGATCAAAATTCCTAAAAATCCAATAATTACATAATAATTCCAATCTTTATTCATTTGCATCGGTAAAATTAAATATGTCAATGTAAATACAATAAAAAAAGTAGATACAGAAAGTCTTGGAAAATTAGTAAACAAGGGTATCAATGGATCTGCACAATTATCTCCTTGTACGTACCCCACATCTTCATGAAATAAAGATGTTTGTTGTAACAAAAAAATAATTACGATACCTACAATACTTAAAAAAAGCCAAATAAATGCTTTTACATCTCCATTGAACATGGAAGACATCAACATGAAACTACTAATAAAAACGGGAGATAGTTGTACAAAATGTTTGATTTCCAGTTTCATACTATATAAAGATAGAATAGGTTTTATTAGTATGGTAAAATTAAAAAATCTTGGAAATACATGTTACATTAATTCTATATTACAATGTCTTTCTATTCCAGAACTACATGAATGGTTTAAACAAAATCATAAAGATTCATTATTATTTAATGAATACAAAGATATGCAATCATTGATGAGTGAAGGTCATGAAGGGATTACACCAAACAGGTTTGTTTCTGTACTATATCATACATTACCCTTTCAACGATTTCAACAAGAGGATGCCCATGAATTATTATTATATTTATTAGATGAGTTTCAATGCCCATTGTTTCAAGGTAAAAAAATATCTCATATAGATACAACCAAAGTAGAAGAAACGTTTTTTAGTTTAGAAGTACCTGTAAGACCTACCTTGGAAGAATCTATGCGGGCATATTTTGAACCAGAACAAGTAGAATGGATGGGAAAACAAGTATCGAAATGGTATGAAATTATTGATTATCCTACATTATTATGGATTACCTTGAAACGGTTTGACAATCGTAACCAAAAAAATAAATCTTTTGTAAATATTCCTTTGGAAATGGATAATTATGAATTAATTGCTATTTGCAATCATTTTGGAAATACGCGATCTGGTCATTATACAGCCACGGTAAAAAAAGATCAATGGTATGAATGTAATGATGAAATTATACAAGAGACTACCCCAATCACAAATCACGCCTATTGTCTACTGTTTAGGAAAAAAACTATGTAAATATTATGAATCCTATTTATGTAGTCATCCCCATGTTTGTAGTATTCTTTATTATACTTTGTACAGTAAATCAATATAGTGCTTTAGAATGGGTTCTATTTTTATGTTTTCTTTGTATCATAGGTGTCATTGGTACTCAATACTTTTTAGGTGTTGAGTTGACAACTACATTATCCTCACTTTTTTCTAAACCTGAAATTGACGTAGATATTGTCAATGATAAGGATACGGATAGTACACATAAAAATGATGGGCATAAACCTCCAGAGGCATATCACATTAATGGTCAATTTGATTATTCTATGGCGAGATCCATTTGTAAAGCATATGATGCTACATTAGCTACACTATCACAAATTAAAGATTCTTATCAAAAAGGTGGTGAATGGTGTGATTATGGATGGTCAGAAGATAATATGGTTTTGTATCCTACACAAGAATCAACATGGAAAAAATATCAAGATGGTAAAAAAGATCAATGTGGTATCCCTGGTATCAATGGTGGATACAACCATCGTCTCCATCAACGGTTAGGTGTAAATTGTTATGGGGTAAAGCCTGACGGTAAAATGCCAATTCAAGTTTCATCTGTTGAAAAAAAAACAGTACCAAAACAAGGAACAGTATCTCCTTTTAATTATAATGCATGGAGTCAATTTTAAGACAACTATATAAAGTATTTTATGTCAAAAACAGATATTTTAAAAGGACGTTTAGGAAACCAATTTTTTATCAATATAGCGGCAAGTCTTCTTGCCGAAAAATTCAATTTATACATTGTTTATCAAGGTGATACGGTAACAGAATTATTCCCTTTATTTGTTGGTACAAATACATATTCAACTACAGTGACTGTACATGATCATAATTATTTAGAAATTTATAACCAAGATACTATTGATTATAATCTTTCTTTTTATGATTATTTTCAAAGTTACAAAATAACCATATTGACACACAAATATATTTATTCAAAAATGAAATATATTATAGATAAAAATCCTTACAAAGAAAGGTACCATAATAATGATTGTTTTATTCATGTACGTTTGGGTGACGTGGCACAATGGAATCCAGGTGTTTCTTATTATTTAGGTGTGTTGTCTTCTTTGACTGTAAATCAAGTATATCTTTCTACAGACAGTAAAGATCATCCTATCATTCAAGAATTAATGAAACAACCAAACATAACATTATATGATGGTTCACCAACAGATACTATTTTTTTTGCTTCTACAAACAGATATGTTATATTATCACATGGTACGTTTTCAGGAATGATAGGATATTTAGCATTTTTTTCTAGTGTTTTTTTTGTAAAAGAAAGTCCAACGACTTCATGGGATTATTATGGAGGAAATGGAAAATTTAATATTTTTGAAGGAAAATATACAAGAGTAGGACCTTTTTTAGAAACATAAGGAAAATAAAGTGTACATTTATGGATATTGCAATGTTTGTTTACGCATCACTTCTTTTTTTTGTGTTGTCGCCAGGTATACTTTTGAGACTTCCACCTAACGGAAGCAAAAGGATGGTTGCATTCGTTCATGCGGTTGTTTTTGGTATTGTATGGAGTTTATCACACAAATTAATTTGGCAATCATTTCATTAAAAAGATCGATCTATGATTTGATATGTTCCTTTTGAATTTAACTTTTGCAACAACCATTCAAATAAAAAAATATATGTGGTATTATCTTTGTATTCACGACATGTATACAAATCAAAAGATAAATATTTTTTTTCAGGAAAAGTATGTACAGATAAATGAGATTCAGATAACAAAAATAAAAATGTGTATCCTTCTGGATGAAAATGATGTTCTATCTCTCCTATAATTTCATAGTTATGTAAAGAACATAATTCTTTACATATACCTTTGATGTCTATGTCAAAAGAAGGTATTTCTTTGAAATCACATATCAAATGTTTTCCAGAATATATTTTATTCGCAAACATGATTACTCTTTTGAGAAGAACTCTAAGTGATTTAAATAATTGTAATAAGATAATACTTGGTCTACATAAATCCATTTATTTACATGTTTGGAATAACATTCTATTATAAAAATAGCATCGGAAGTATATTCATCTAGTACCCATCTTACATCTTTACACAAAGAAAAATCTATTAAAAACATGGAAGTGTCTATATGAAACATTTCAATGACATTACCAGTTAATATGGTTTGATAAGGAAATTCCGTTGGATTTCTTTTTTGATCAAATGTATAGATACGATCTGATTCAAGAGTTTTCAATAATGTAAATAATTTGGGATGAATGATAGTATCCTCATCTAAAAAATAAACATATGTATCTTGGTTAATTTTATCTAATCCATAATTACGTTGAGCATTACCTTTGACGGAATGTACATCTTTACAACTATATTCTTTTATTTTGTAATCATTAAAAATATGAGGATTGGTCATTTTTAATTCATCATATACAATAATCCATTCATGTACGTAGTCAAATGGAATACTTTCTTTGATACGTAACAAATTATCTGGACAAGAACATGGTGTAATAATAGTTATTTTTTTAGGAAGTCTAGACAAATTGTATTCTAATATGGGTTCTGTTTTTTTTAAAAAAAAAGATGGTGTATTTTTATACAAATGATCAAAATAAGAAATCAATTCTTTTTCTGAACTATCCTTGATGGAATAAAAATGTATTCGATTCAATTTACATTTGTCTAAAACAATACCAATACTGTCGTCTTCAGAATCGTATTTATTTTCTAATATGATAAAATCATTTGTTATATCTTGATATAATTTTTGTATATAACTATAATGTTGATAAAAAGCAGACATTCCAAGAATACAATATTGTGTTTTATACTCTACATTTTTTATTTCATTGCAATAATGATATGAAAAAGTTGGATATTTCCAAATAGGTAAAGATAAATTATTGTCATCAATGGCGTTTTTTTCTTTCATGATTTTTTCAATATTCCAATGACGAAAACAATGAATAGTAAGATGATCTCTTAAACGATTAATTTCAGAATTACGAATCAATGAAAAATTATTTTGATTGTCATTAAAATATTGAATATATCCCATGATGGGAATTTTTACCATTTTTGTGTGAACTGCTGTTCGTAATAACAATTCATAATCATCGCTTATTGGTAAATATTCATTATAATTTCCCATTTGTATTAAAACATCCCTTCTCCATATTCTTGCATGATTTGGTACAGATACAATATGAGACAATGTTTTGTTATTTATATTTGGTGTAATGCATACAAAAACCCATTTATCCTTGTATTTTTTACGATAATATCCTGCATATCCTAATCCAAAATGATTACCATAGTTAAAATTGTTTCCATTTTCATAAATATTTATAAAATCCGTATAAATAAATCCCACTTCTGAATCTTCAAATACATTTGTTGCATGGTATAACAAAGAAGGTAGAATTTCATCGTCGTGATCTAATTCTAACACATATTTTCCTCTACATAATAAAACCGCTTCATTTTTTACATTACCAATAAATCCACTATTTTTACTTCTTTTATACAATCTTACTTTTGGTTCATCTTGAAAAGTGTTTTTCAAAAATAAAAAATGGTCTTCTTCCACAGAATCATCTAAAATAATCCATTCCCAATCGTTCATTGTTTGATTTTTTATACTTTCATAAGCACGTTTTATTTTATCATAAGAATGATAACATGTTGTAAAAATAGAAAAAATTGGTCTTATATTATCATTTGTCATAATGTTCATGTAACAATCGATTATACGAGAATGAAAAGAATGTATTTCTAAATGATAAAAGTGTAACCATCTCATTTTCATTCGATCAGAAATAATATCTTGAATTTTATATTCTTCCTGATGTTTCCCATAAGTAACAAGTAACGCATATTTAGAATCAAACAATAATGACAATTCATTACGTTCAATTATTTTTACAGTACATAATAATTTATTTTCCGAAAAAAAAGAATCTATATAAGAATATTTTTCATGTCTAAAAAATAAAAGATAAGGATACATTTTATTATAGTATTTTTATTTCTTTAACATGTTTGTATAATTGGTCCTTGAGAAGTAAACATCAAAATCATACCATAAGGTATATTTGTCATTCTTTTGTATGTTATACATCGGTTCATTTTCTCTTGAATGTCTCCACATATCATGATAACTAGTCGATAATCTACAATAATGTCTACAGTCAAAGAACCAACATAACGATCATGGAAAGTAATTGGTATTGTTTTGTTTATTTCAAAAGCAATACGATGTTCTTGTAATGCAACTGTAATTGCGGTTTGATAAATTTCAGGTGTATGTCCATACCCCAATGTATTTTGAATTTCGTTTGCGATATCCTGAATACGATCTTGTAGATTCATCTTTTCATTTCTTTGAAAAAGAAAGAATCAATTTTTTTTACTTTTTGTAATGTATGAGTCGTGTAGAAGAATTAAACGAACGTATATATTCTAGAAATCAAGGAGATGTTCCGGCTTTTTATTTCTCACCTAGACCAGTTCCTACGAAATATACAACTTTACCTATTCTAGATGAATACAAAAAAGAAATACCCATTTCATGTAAATCCATATTTGATACTACCACACAATTTTTGCCAGGTTCCACGGCACCTTGGTCTGGTAAAGCAAATTCGATTGATATAGAAACAGAATTATATAGACCCAAATCTTTTTTTCCTTCCAGTAAAAGTGAAATGTATCAATTGCGTGCTCCATCTTCCACCAATCATACACAACCTCATCCTCATTTATTTACATCTGTAGTTACAAAAGACAATGGAATTAAGGCAAAAATACCTGAAAAACAATTTTTTTACAATGATACAAGAATAAAAAACATATCATAAAGGAATTTAGAAGGGAACAACTATCAAGGGTATGGAAAAAAATAAAAAAAGAGGTCGAAAACCAAAAGGTGGAAAAATAATGGATTCTAAACAATCAGAAGAATATGTTCCCGTATTAGAAAATATTATTTTACATTTGAAATGTAGTAGTAAAGATATAACAGAAATTCGATACAACAATATATTGGTAGAACCTTTTATTGAAGAAGAATGTCAAGAACCATTAAAAATATACAATGAAGATAATTTACATCAAAAAATAAAAAATATATCAATACGATTACATACAAATGAAGTAAATGGAAGATCGGATTGTTTTTGGTGTACATGTTCTTATGAGACACACGCATTTTATATACCAAAAAGTTTTCAACAAAATCAATATCAAGTATACGGTTCGTTTTGTTGTCCAGAATGTGCTGCAGGATATCTTTTTCGAGAAAAAATAGATCATTCTACAAAAATGGAAAGATATCATTTGTTACATCAATTTTATGAATATGAAAAATCTATCGTACCAGCACCATCCCCTTATTATTTATTATCCAAATATTTTGGTTCATTGACGATACAAGAATATCGTGAAATGATTCGTGAAAAAGTATGTATGATGATTGACAAACCATTTTGTTGTCAGTATCCAGAATTGATACAAACAATGGATTATTCAAAACAATATAAATTATCTAGAAAAAATCAATAATTTAACGAGGGAAACCTACCATATTGGCACCAATGCCAAACCCTGCACCTGTGCGCGCAGTCATTCCCATACTAGGAATATACGTATCTAAAATAGAAAAAGTTGCTGCTGCCGTCAATGCAATGAGGGCAACTTCATCTAAGGAAAGTCCTTTTCCTTTAGGTATGGCGTATGCTGCAATGGCCACCATTAATCCCTCGACTAAGTATTTGATCGCACGTTTTAACAATTCTGCTAAATCGAACATAGTATCTGTATAGAAAAAAAATATATTGACAAATAAAAACTTAAATAAAAAAAGAAAGGTACTACTATGTCTTATGTTGACTTATTAGAAGAAGATAAACCTATTGCTCAACAAAAATTTGTATGTGTTTCCTTTATTTCCCCTGAAAATATTATTAAGCAAAAGGAACACTTTTTTTTTGAGCAATTTGTTAAGAATTGGGATTTTTTAAAGTCTATGCAAAAGTATGCTTCATTTACGGGATTTCTTTCCTACAAGTACAATTTACCAGCGGATCAGTTAACCAATGATTTTTCAGAGTTTTGCAAAGAAGAAAATGATAAATTGTCTAAAGAATCCATTTTGGATGATTACAAGACGTTTTTAGATAAGTATACTGATTCGTTAGAACTAGAATTCAATAAAAAAAATAATTTTCAAACCAATACTCGTGGTCTAAAAATCAGAGGTGTATATCCTTCACAAGAAGAAGCAGAAATAAGAGCAAAAATGTTGCGCGAAAATGATCCTTCGTTTGATGTATTTGTAGGGCCAGTTGGTGTCTGGATGCCATGGGATCCAGATGCGTATAGAACCGGTAAAGTAGAGCACTTAGAAGCTCAACTCAATGAATTAATGTCCAATAAGCAACAGAATGAGGCTAGTGCCAAAGAATATTTTGACCAACGTGTGAAGGAGACAAAAATGAAGGCACATGAAGAAAATAAGAAAAAAGCTCTTGAACACGGTAACAAATTGACACAAACAATCGATGAACAAGGTAATTTGATTAATATAAGAAATATGGATGAGGTAAAAAGTGCACTATTTGGATCCAATAAGATTGAAAAATAAAATAAATATTATCAAAAAATGTCTTTATTTCCTTCGTGCAACCGTCTGTTTCGGCTGACTACATGATTCAAGAATACGAATATACATTTGGTGCAAATGTCACGGTACAATTTGGTGACATTAAAAAAACTCAATATGGCCAGTACAAGAGTGCCAAAATTAATGTCGCATACACTACACAATTCGAACATTTTAAACGTCAAATACAGCAATATGGCAATGCAACTTTCTTTCATCATGCGAAAGAAAGTTGGATAGTAAAGATGAATGGCATCGATACGGTAAACATTGAGAAAGTAAAAGCAAAAATCATTAAAAAAACGATTAGGGGCGAACCCCACGTTTTTTTGTTTTATTTTTTATTTGTGTTTTTTCTAATACCATTCTAATATCTTTTTCCATTTGTTCTAAAATAGGTTTAAGTTTTTCATCTTGTTCTTTTTGTATAGGTGAAAATGGTAAAAGTACATCATTTTTTTCTTTTATTAATAAATCTATCAATATACCTCTATGTATTAGGTTATGATATTGAAAATGGTCCATAAAATAAAATTGTAAATCCATACTAAATCCAAAATTAAATAACATAGTTTGAATAGTATCCATTTCTGATGGTTTTAATAATTGACCATGAATACATTTTTTTAAAATACTATCGGTAGTAATTTGTTTTGTTATTTTTACGTCAACTTTTACTTGTAATCCATATTTTTGAAATACTTTTTCTGCTTCTTTTGCAAATGTATGAAATGTATGAAGATGTAAAGGTTTTTTACATATATTTGTAAACAAAGGTATCATTTGTCCATCTTTATGAATGATCAAATCAATTATATATTCTCCATTCAATTCATTTGCACATGGATATCCTAATATCTTTCCCATTTCATCATTGGAAAATGGACCTTTTAATTCTTGTTTTGAAATGAGAATTCCTTGTGATACTTCACTATGTATCAAATCAGGAAACTGTTTTTTTATCTTTTGTAAGTAAGCTTTTGTATTTGGATCTTTTGATGTAAATTCTCCATAATCTGGCGGTTGTACTAACATGGATGGTCTTACTCCTTCTTTTACCAAAATAACGTTGTAATCATTTTGTTCCATATTATAATGGATGAATTATATTTTGAAACTGTAAATTATTTTACATTGAAAAAACAAAAATATTTAATTATTTATCGAACAAACCATTATGTTGTAAACTATATAGGTTGGTTTGTTGGATATCATGCCACACAAGTTATGTTTCAAAAGGTTACATGTTTTTATTCAGAAAATCTAAATATGCACAGAATACATTGTACACCATATATGTATTTTGATAAAAATTCTATATTTTTTGAAATGATATCACAAAAACAAAAAATACAAGAAATGATGGAACATCGGGCTTTGTTGAAAATACTAAGGAGATTAATTGGGGATGATACATTTTATTGGTAATTTTGAATAAAATTGAAAAAAAAAATAGTAAAAAAAACAAATGGCCAATTTAGAAAATGAAATACTTAAAGAAAATGAGTCCACAGTTTGTGCACCACCTACTACACTCAAGAGAGAGATTACAGGGGAATATCAACAACAAGAAAACATTCATTTCATTGAAATGTTTGGTTTAACTGCATTTATTGAAGAAAATCAGAGTATGTTTAGAATGGAAATAAATGCTCCATTACATGTATATTTGAACAATCCATACTATATTCGAGCCCAACAATTATATTTACATAATACACGACGAACATAAGTATAAATTTTAAAAAATTGAACAATCTTTTTTTTATTATTTATAAAATGTCTCACTTTGAAGAAGTAATGTTCTATTCTATGATAAATGGTGAATTATATTATTGTTTTACTACAAATGGATATTATATTGGTATTTTTGACCATTACTCAAACCATACATGTGCGAAGATGAAACGTGTCCGTTATATTACAAATGAAATAATAGAGAGAAATGAATTATTAATAGATAGTACTTACAAAATATACAAAATCATACCATAAATGAGGATTTAAATACAGGAATATAATATGACACATAAACTTACTGTACGACGTATAAAAACGTATAAAAAACATAGAGATAAAAAAGATGACGCTTGTAATGATGGATTTTGTGAAGGATTAAAACCATCTAGTATGATGAATTTGTTACCACGTTATGCCATGCCTCAATTTTCTGATTTGAAAGAAATGAAATATTTTTCAAAACAAATCGGTATACCTGGAAAAATAAAAACGATTCCATTACAACAGTTACGTATATCTCAAAGGGAAATAAGAATTAGTCGAAGTAAACAAATTGCAGAATCCTGGAAAAAAAATCCTAACAAATTTACTTCATCATTACTAGTATCTACAGAAGTCAATGGACACGCCATTGTAGATGGTCATCATCGATTGATGGCTGCGCTATTATTAGAAAAAGAGGGTTATTTTACAAAAAATCAACCCATACGTGTCTATTGCATAGATGCACCTGTGTCAACTTTGTTGGAAAAAGCAAATGCGTTGGGATATAATAAAATACCACAGTACTTTTGAAAAAAAGGTTAAATCGTTTTATATAAAGTTAATGCGGCCAATCCACCTGCTATCTGTGCTACAATATAAGGTAGCGCAGTATCCATTTTTTGTTTTTTAGCGGCAATCAACATAATCGTGACAGCTGGATTGAAATTTCCTCCTGAAATGGAACCGCCTAAATAAATGGCAAGGGCCAACGCAGCACCAATTGCTAAAAAGTTACCAGTCGTTAAAATAATATAAAGGAAGAAGAAAGTACCAATAAATTCAACCAACACGGCCTTCATAGTTTATGTTTCGATTTTTTATTTTTTCTAAAATATATGCTCCCATGAAAAACCACATGGAAATCATTTTATTCCCTCCAGTATATATCATCCATCGTAGGCTTGTACAGTGGAATGTTGGTACCGTAAAAGGGGATGCTAATATTCCTCGCCAAGTCAAAGGAACACAGAAGTAAGTATAGGCGTGCGCCGCAGCATAGTGTAAGAAGAGCCAGCTTATATAAATAATAATCGTCCATTTGAGAGACATTTGTTTCCATTTCAATCACTACAATTTATTTTTGTTTCAATTTTAAATAAATCCGTTGAATGTTGTGCATATTCTTTTCCACGTTGTATCATTTCTGCACGAAAGCTTTCTTCCATCAAAATTTTTTCCCACAAACTAGGTTCTAAACAATGTGCATCAGTTTTGTATTCAAATCGTTTTCCATGTAAAATAACAGGTGACAAACGGTTGCTTGTTTGTATAAATATATGTTGTAACAAATGAAACGGATCTAATTGTAACGTAGATGTATTGATAATCGATAATACAATGGTATTTTCATTTGGAGGAATAGGGCAATGCATAAATAATCCACCATCTACATAATATTCACCTTGGTATTCAATGGGTGGAAACAAGAGCGGAATTGAACAAGACATGGAAATTGCTTTTATCACGGGTAAATCTGGAAATGTACTGTGATGTAAATCAATGACTTCTACTTTTGTAATAGCTGTACTATATAAATGCAAATCAATAGAAGTTTTCTCATACAATTCTTTCATGGTAATAGTCAATGGAATATCTTGTATGTGAAAGAGAGGTGCTAACAAATCAGAAAAAACAGAAGTTACAATACCATTGGTTTGCATAAATTGTGTAACATCTATTTTGAACCATTTATGTAAAGGACGTTTTATAAAATAATCTACCATTTCTTGAATGGGAACATGCAAACATAGTAACACAGCTAAAATAGAACCTGCAGAAGTTCCACGTATACTTTGAATTGTATCCATAGAAAAATAAGACGTTTCTAACAAATGATACAACATACCCAATTGTATTAACCCATTTGGTCCTGCAGAAGAAATAACAATGTGTTCCATAGCTGTTAATCCGATTGTTTATTTAATATAAATTCTAAAAGAATACCATGAAACTAAATTTAGACGAATTGTATGAATCAAAAAAAGAACATGATTTATCCACATTGAAAACATACAATCAAATTTTGGAAAGGACACACAAACAAATCAAAACTGCATCACGACAAAAAAATGAATGTTGTTGGTATGTAGTTCCTGAATTTATATTAGGTATACCTAGATATGATATACGTTCTTGTATCGCTTATATCATTCATGAATTAGAAGAAAATGGATTTAAAGTAAAGTATACTCATCCAAACCTTCTTTTTATTTCTTGGGGACATTGGGTACCAGATTATGTACGTGATGAATACAAAAAGAGAACTGGTGTTACCATTGATGGTTTTGGAAAAGAAATAAAAAAAGAAGAACCTAAAAAAACGATTTTAAAATCAACATCGACTTATAAACCTAGTGGGTTGATTTATAATGATGATTTTATCAAACTAGTGTAACGTTTCGATCGTTTATGGCTTTAATTCCCATGTATCTTTTTCATGATGATAAAAAGGATAATAATTCCATGGTTCAAATAATTCTCTTGGTGGTGGAACCGGTGAATCTAAAAAAGGTTCCGTTCTTTTTTTAACTTTTCTACCATCTCTTGAAAAATCATAATAATTCATATATGTATCATCATTGCAATATTTTCCTAAAGACATTGATTTTTCACCTTTTTTTTGATCATAATTAGAATATTCAAATTCTTTACAAATAGGACTTGGCATTGTATCACATTTATGCTTTTTTATCCATTTATCTTGTGTATCATAAAAAGTAGATACAAAACGTTGACAATTTTTTTTATTGTCGCGTTTTGTTTTAAAAGAACGATGACCAAATAAACCTCCTCGTCTTGTCTTCATATATTATGTTTTAAAAAAAGAGCGAAACGTTTCGATACTTTTTTAGAAAATGTATCAAAAGGTCTTTCTGGATGAAATTGGACACCATAAAAAGGGTACTCTTTGTATTCAATGATATTAATAAAATCGTTTAATGTAGATACAATGTTGATAGAGGGTATTTCTTTAATGTCAAACCCATAATCATGATGATGAGTAGAACAATTTGTTTTCATTTCTTCTTCCATGTCTGAAAACCAAGTACGTAGTGCAGACTTTCCTTTGAATGTAATAGGAAATCGGCCTTCTGTATGATGTTTTGGTAAAGAACGTATAGAATGCCCCCCTTTTTGGAACAATAGTAAAAATTCAAACCCTTGACATGTTCCCCAAATAGGATAATGTCGCCCTTTATCATTGTATTGTTTTGCAACTTCAAATGAAGTAAGTAATGTATTTATATATTTGTCACGTTGTGTTTTGTTATTTTTTTCAATGGCGCCTCCTGTCCATAGTACACCTTGTACTTGGTCTAAGCAACATAATAATTTTTTTTTGGGTAAATCATAAGGAATACATACAGGTGTAATGTTTACGGATTGAAGCCATTGAACGTATGTATCTGTTTTTTGTCTAGGCATTTCTATAATGGCTATCATTACATTTAATGATGTTTTTTTGCTAATCCATACAATCGTACAAAATTTTGAAAAGTACTTTTTTCAAAATCTTCTAAATAATTTCCGTAATAAATTGGATAGTCAAACATAATATAAAGAATTACTTTATGGAAGAAATAAGGTATCAACGAAATAAACTCAAAATGAATTTACAGAGATTACAAGAAAGAAGTCAACAAAATGTATTGTTGAAATCGGTAATAAAAGATTACGAAGAGTATGAAAGACATATGAAAGAACAAGACAACGCACATTATCGTCAATTAATGTTCATACAAAATTATTTAGAAGATATCATGGAAACAAATGAATTGACAGAGTCAGGGTTGAATCATTTAGAATATGAACACAATCGTATCTTACAAAAATTAGATCATGCAAAACAACTTACCGACGGCGCGATCTTGGAGTCCGTCTAGGTGACTTTCTTGGGGTTCGTCTAGGTCTAGGTGACTTTCTTGGGGTTCGTCTAGGTCTAGGTCTCCAACCACCAAATTCATTCGCCCAACCAGGTACAAACCCAGACGAAGCACTATTAAAACGCCCAGCCTCAACTTCAAATACATTTGGTGATCTCTCGGGAACAGCAGGAGGTCTGTCTGGAACAGCAGGAGGTCTGTCGGGAACAGCAGGAGGTCTGTCGGGAACAGCAGGAGGTGATCTTTCGGGAACAGCAGGTGGTCTATCGGAAAATAATTCCGAAGTAGGCTGTTCATCATCAAATAATCCATGTCTTCTAGATGAACTTGTCTGAACACGTCTTAACAAAGGATTCTTTACTTCATTAGCTACATTTGTAGACGAACTATCATCAATCTCTTTATGGTCATTTATTTTTTTAAGAATATCAGTTAATTGTTCCTGTGTTAAATTTATTGCAGAAGTTACTTCAGGACTTGCCGATCCATTATCACAACTACGAAGATTTGCAATAATTGCATTTATTTTAGTCTTAATTTCTTGTTTGAATGCATTTTCTCTTGCAATTCTTCTTTGTATAGCCTCGTTTAATTGTTCTGCAACGTCCATACTAAAGGTTTAGATTTTCTTCCCAATTGGGATCCATTGCATTCAAACTTTTTTCTTGAGTAGTTCCAATTTCATGATATTCATCCAACATTGTTGTATCTCCTATATTTTGTCCCATTGGATCCATTCCTGGATAAGAATTTTTATTATAAGGTGGATCATTCCTAGACGCATCCATTAAATGTAATGGTGGTGGTTTCACATGGTAAACGGTTTCATTTTGTGCATTGTATCCTTTTTGCATGTACAACAATGGACATTGTATCCCTTGTGATTTTTGCCATTCTACAAATTGTGTATATTCATCTAAATTGTGAAATATAATTGGATTGACACCTGGTATATCTGCAAGATTTGTATTTTTCAACCATATTTCATTCCCTTGATCAATCAATACATTTGGACAACGCGGTTTAAATCCCTCTTGAATTGCATAAGATGTTTGTGTCAAACAAACATACAGACCTGCTAAAAAGATAAGAAGAATGAACCATATCATTACAATAATGTATTATTTTTTTTTAAATCCTTATAGTATGATTTCTATTCATTCCGTAGACGATGTAGAAAAATTAAATCATTTGGCTCAGAAAAAAAATATTCTTGCGCGTTTTGTTATGAATGGTTGCCCTTGGTGTGTAAAATCACAACCAGAATGGGATACATTTACTTCTAATTATTCTGGAGATCTTGCTTTAGCAGAAATCGAATCTTCTTTTTTAGAACATTTTAAAGAAAAGATGGAACCACGCAAAGCGCGTATTCTAGTAAAAGGGTTTCCAACTATATTATTGATTCAATCCTCTAAAGTAACCCCTGTACCTTTTTTGAAAAAAATAAAACAAACAAAATCAAAAAAAACAAAAAAATCAAAAAAATCAAAAAGAGTATAGATAAATAAACTTATTCAATGAATGAATAAACGAATGAAACGTGAATTAGAAAAATTACCAGGTACGTTAGATGGTAATCAATACATCATTACTCCCAATATATTCTTTCAATTGTACAAATATCCATTTTTACCACCTATTTTAAAAATTCATTCAAAAGATTATATTTCTTGTTTAGCAAAATTATATCGTCAATATAAACCTTTTATTAAACAATACAACGTACCAATAGAATGTATTTGTTGTGTGTCAGTGACATGTCGATGGTCACCTTGCAATACCTGTAAAGATATATATGATGAATACATATCTTATTGTTTTTTGTTACGACAAATCATTGCTACCGATTATTTTTTCAAAAGAGTACCATTTGATGATTGTATCAACAATCATATTGCATGTTATTTATGGTAATTTTTTTAGTATTTTAATGCATGAAAGAAAATAAATGGGGTCCTGCCGTATGGTTTTTTTTACATGGACTAGCAGAAACAATTCACCCTATTCATTATTTACTTGTAAAAGACACGTTATGGAATTGGATAAAAGAAATATGTAATACTTTACCTTGTCCTGACTGTTCTTCTCATGCAACGTCTTATTTATCCAAAATAACAGTACCTTCTACGAAAGATGAATTGGTGAAAAAGTTATATATATTTCACAATGTTGTGAATCAAAATACTGGAAAACCTTTTTTTCGTATGGAAATGTTGGTACAATATAAATTACCCTTGACGGCATTGTTTACTTTTTACAAGAATGCTATTTTGAATCAACCTTACAATCCATATTTAATGATGAATAAAATGAGAAGTAAACGTTGTGTAGACAATCTTCAATTATGGTTACAAGAACAAAAATTACTGTAATTGTAATAATTTACCCCAAAATGTTTGTTGCTTCTTTTGATTTACCTTTTCTTCTTGTAACAATCGAAATGCTCTTTCTGTTGCTAATCTACTTTCTTCTTCTTCTTGTTTGGTTAATAATTGTTCTGCTTGTTCACGTTGTAATGGAACAATAGTTTGACTTCGGTGTCGTTTTAATTCCTCTACACTTGAAAATTTTCTTGTATAATCTTCTTCTGATACACCAATCACTGTATCTACTGTATATACACTTTTTAAATCTGAATAAAATGGTGTGTTCGCAGCATCAATGGTAGAAACAACCATGGAACGACTTTGTTTTTTACGTTCTTCAAACGATTGGTTTAAATCTTCATTGGATTGTAACCATTCACCATATCCATCTTCTTCTTTTAGGTAAAGACTTTCAAACAATGAGTTGAATTCTTTTGAAAAGGATGCATTTTTACTGAAACGTTCAGCCAATAATCGTTTGTCAGTTTCTTCCATACTTTGTAAAATGTCATCAAATGATTGTGGTTCATACATATTGGCTTGTGCTTTTCGTTTAAAAGAATACACGGAAGACAATAGAGAATATGCTTTATGAAAAAAAAGAAAATATTCTTTGTCTAATCCTGATTTATCTGGATGTACGGCAACTACACGTTTTCTAGCTTCTTTTAAATCGGCTTCACTAAATTGTTGTGGCAACTTGAATAATTTCAATAAATCTTCCAAAGAATAATGATCTAAATTCAAATCCATAGTGTAGAATGATTTATTTTTTTTAACCTTTTATTTTTTTGATATAAAAAGACAATTCTTCTTCATTTAAATGTGGTTGGTGTTCTAAAATATGATCTATATCAAATAAATAAGAATCTTCATTGCCAGAATCTTCATATTCATAGATATAATAAGCACAAAATTGTGATGTTAACACTTGATTGTACAATAATGTTTTTTTATTCAAATGTTTTATGTGTTGAATCAAAGTAGATATGTCATATCGTTGTTTGGTCAAATCATAGTTTGTAATCATTGTACTAGTAAAATATAATATAATTCAATTTTATGGGTGATTTAGTTCATTTTGGTTGTTGGAATAATATAAGTCCAAAAGCTTGTTTCCAAGAAACATTTGGTTTATTGAATCGTTATTTAGATGACCATACAGTTGATTTATTGTCTGTATCTGGAGATAATTTTTATCCAGCAAAAATAAAAAATACAAAATTCAAAGATGGAAAATTAGAAGAAAAAAAAGATTCAAAAGTAGCTCTTATTCATGAATCACCTTTGGCACAAGGGTTTCGTCGTTTAAATGAATTAAGTCCAAAAATTAGCAAGGGTATAAAAATGATATTAGGAAATCATGATTTACAAACCGGAAAAAAATTAATTGTATCGAAACATTATCCATATGATATGTCGAGTACCGATTTTGAAAAAGATGTTCAATGTAACATTATTCAATGGGAATTGAACCATCAAGGAAATGTTGATTTAGACATCAATCATGTAATAACATATTCTAGTCCAGGATTTGTAAAAAAATCTGCGACTCATGTAGAAACATTGATTTTGATGATAGATACGAGTATGTATTCACCTTTACAAGAAATAGGTGAAAATGGATACATAGAATGTTATAATCGGTTTTTAAAACAAAAACATCCAATGTCTCCTGAATATACGATTGATTCACTACGTGAAAAACAGTTTGATGAAATCATGGTTCAATTGAGACATTATCAATATGAACGTTTGATATTGATAGGACATCATCCTATCATTACTATAAAATCTAAACATGTAGAAGTCATAAAAGATGGAGAACCAGTAAAAGTAAATGGCAAAACAAAAAAAGTATGGGAAATACAACAATCTGAAGACATGCCTTTTTTCAAAGAATTATTAAAACATATTTCATCACATATAACCACAAGTACTATTTATTATTTATGTGCAGATTTACATTTGTTTCAATATGGTATTGCGAATATTCATGTTGCTGGAAGAGATTTTACAATTCATCAATATGTTGTTGGAACAGGTGGTACAGAGTTAGACGATGAATACAAACATCCAAATGATACTTTGTATTCCATAGATGAACTTCAAGGACAAATATATCGTTCAGATGATCATGAAGGGTACCACATAGAATATCAAATCATAGATTATAAAAAACAATGTGGATTTTTAGTATGTCATTTGAAAAATGGAATAAAGTTTGAATTTCATGGTGTTAAAAGTAAAGGTGGTACTAGAAAAAAAATGCGTAAAAATCGTAATTCGGTTAAATATTATAAATAACTATACCGTTAGCGTGTATCGATTTTGAAACCCATACATGAAATATTTTTTTTCAAATAACTTAAAAATCACGCTTACAATGATCCAGTAATACCTTTACATCTTGGAGTAAAATGTTCAAATCATCTATACGATCTTTATCCATTGTATCACGTATCTTGCATTCTAAATGATCGTGTAATCGTTGTACACTACGAACGTACACATGTACTTTTTCATGCATTCCTTTACTTTTAGCAAGAACCATCCATCCAAGTTTTTCATATTCAGCTTTAAACCATGAATGAAGTCCAACATAAGTAGCTTGATATTTACAACTTTTTCTTTTTGCACTTCTAGTCTTCATATTATATTATTCCTAAAATTATAAAAAAAAAAGTTGGGGTTTCGCCAACCCACTTTTTTTTTCAAAATGTAACCATTTTTATAAATATAGGAATAAGAAACACGTTATCATACTGTAAGTTCCATGTTATTTTCATTTTTTTCATATCATTTTTCTTAGGATACCAAACTTTTTTTTCAACATACTTTTGAGAAAACATCTTCCCTTTTACTTTTTGCTGGTGGTTATTGTTGATGTAAGCCATTTTACATTTCTATGTCAAAATACCATTTCAATTTTTTTTATATTTAAAATGTGAATCTTTGTAATGACATATTATCCTAAAATGGGATAAATATTGGAATATTTTTAATTTGATCTGGTAAAAATTGATTCAAACATAAAAGAATTACTATAAAATGGATCTCTCACAATATCAACGCAAAACCGACATTGGCCACGTTTTAGATGCACCCGACATGTACATTGGTCCTATTCAACCGGTTGAATCCGTAAATTGGGTAGCACAAGAAGGTAAAATTGTCTCTACTACACATCTTCACATTGCAGGTTTATATAAATTATTTGATGAAGTATTGGTCAATGCACATGATCAATACATTCGTATGAAAGAAAAAACACCGGTTACTTCTATTCAAGGTTCTTGTGTAGATGGAACCATTACCGTCATCAATGATGGACCAGGAATTGATGTTGCCATGCATCCAGAATATAAGATTTATATTCCACAATTGATTTTTGGTGAACTTCGTACATCTACGAATTATGACAAGGAAGAAAAAAAAATTGTAGGTGGTAAAAATGGTTTTGGTGCAAAGTTGGCTATTATATGGTCTACATATGCCAAGTTGGAAACAGTTGATGCAACCCGTGAATTGAAATACACACAGATATTTCGTAACAATTTAAGCATCATTGAACCACCGGTGATTACCAAATATAAAAAAAAGCCATACACTTCTTTGTCGTTTACACCTGATTATGCGAGATTAGGTATTTCTGGTTTGGATACAGACATGCAACGATTGTTTGAACGTCGTATGATGGACATTGCCGGAATTACCGATAAAAAAGTAAAAGTAAGTTGGAATGGTAAACCACTTTCCATTCAAAACTTTTCGGCATACATTGATTCTTATGGCATTGAAACAAAAGTACAAGAATCTTGTCCACGATGGGAATATGCATTTGCTTTATCAGATGAATTTCAACAAGTATCGTTTGTCAATGGTATTCATACCCAAAAAGGTGGTCGTCACGTCGATTATCTAGTCAATCAATTGACACGTAAGCTTTGTGCATACATTCTTCTTAAAAAGAAAGTAGAAGTACGACCTAGTATCATCAAAGATCGTTTGACGATTTTCGTGCATTGTTCTATTGAAAATCCAACTTTTGATAGTCAAACAAAGGATTGTTTGACGACACCAGTGACACAGTTCGGTTCTTCTTGTGAGGTGAGTGAAAAGGTGGTTGAAAAAGTAGCCAAATTAGGATTCATGGAACTTGCGTTGCGAGCAACAGAACAAAAAGAATTGGCAACTGTAAAAAAACAAGATGGTACTAAAACACGAACGATTCGTGGAATTCCAAAACTAGTAGATGCCAATTGGGCAGGTACTTCTAAATCTTCAGAATGTACACTTATTTTGTGTGAAGGAGACTCTGCTAAAGCAAGTGTTGTAAGTGGACTTTCCAAAAAAGATCGTGACGCTTTTGGTGTATATCCCATGCGTGGTAAGATGCTAAATGTTCGCGATGAATCATTAACACGAATCAATGATAACAAGGAAATACATGAATTGAAACAAATCATGGGTTTAGAAATTGGAAAAGTGTATACTGTAGAGGATGTACGGAGTCGATTGAGATATGGTAAGATTTTGTTCATGACGGATCAAGATCCTGATGGTAGTCACATCAAAGGATTGGGTATTAATTTATTTGGTAGTTTATGGTTGTCGTTGTTGAAACAACCAGGATTCATTGGTTTCATGAATACACCCATTATCAAAGCAAAGAAAAGTGGAAAAGAAATGGTATTTTACAATGAGGGACAATATGATACATGGAAAGCAACCGATCCCAAAGGATGGGAAATCAAATATTACAAGGGACTTGGTACAAGTACGTCCAAAGAATTTGTCCAATATTTTCAAGAAAAACAAAAACATGTCGTTCAATTTGAATGGCGGGAACAATGTGGTGATTCGATTGATAAAGTATTTAATAAAAAGAGAGCCGATGATCGTAAACGATGGTTAGAAGCATATTCAAAAGATGCATTTCTTGATACGTCAGATCGTACCATTTCTTATAGTCAATTCATTGATCATGAACTCAGTCACTTTTCCATTTATGATTGCAAACGGTCTATTCCTAGTGTCATTGATGGATTTAAACCAAGTCAACGTAAAATCATGTATGGTGTCTTTAAAAAGAAGTTGACAAAAGAAATTAAGGTTGCACAGCTAAGTGGATACATTTCGGAACATTCGGCATACCATCACGGTGAAGCAAGTTTAAATGGTGCCATTGTCAATATGGCACAAGATTTTGTAGGATCGAATAATTTGAATTTGTTGACACCGAATGGACAATTTGGTACTAGGCTAGAAGGTGGTAAAGATTCTGCAAGTGAGAGATACATCTTTACACAGTTATCATCTTATACTAGACTTATCTTTCCAGAAGCAGACGATGCCGTACTGGAATACAACATGGATGATGGAGATCCCATTGAACCCATCTATTACGTACCTATCATTCCAATGGTATTGGTCAATGGATGTCGTGGCATTGGTACAGGTACTAGTACAAATGTACTATGTTATCATCCAGGACAATTGATTGATTATTTGATTCAAAGATTAGAAGGATCCAATCATAAATTGGATTTGATTCCACATTATCGTGGATTTCAAGGAACCATCGAAGGAAAAGGAAAATATGTAATCAAGGGGTCCTATTCCAAAAAAGAATTGGTAGTTCACTTGACAGAATTACCAATTGGTGTATGGACAGTAGAATACAAAGAATATTTGGAATCACAGATTGGTGTTACAATCAAAGAATATAGCGATAATTCTACTGACAAAGTGGTAGACATGACAATTCGACTTTTGGCAGAATGTGACGTTGAAAAAGTATTAAAACTTACCACTACCCTTTCTACCAGCAATATGAATTTATTTAATGCAGAAGAACAATTGAAAAAGTATACAGAAATTCATGACATAATGGAAGAATTTTATGATGTTCGATATGCAATGTATGAGAAACGTAAAGTTCATCAATTGAAAGTATTGCGTGATACATTACATAAAGTAGAACAAAAAGTGAAATATATTCGTGCGGTATTATCAGGTAAACTTGATTTGCGAAACAAAAAACAAGAAGTACTATATGCAGAATTGGAAGCACAGAAGATTGACATGCGCGAAGAGTCGTATTCATACTTGACAAAGATGCCAATGGATAGTGTTACCAAAGAAAAAGTGGAAGCATTAGAAAAAGAGTTCAAGGAAATACAAGAGGAAGTGGCAAGATTAACAGCAATGACAGTAGAACAATTATGGATTCATGAATTGAAAGAATTGAATAAAAGAATATAGTATGAAAACAAAAAGAAATATTGTGAAATACAATAAAATATCGCGTAAACGAACCATAAAAGATAAATTCAATAGTCCAATATTTAGAATTTTTAACATAGAACCTGATGATCCTTCATGGGATTTTCATCTCGATAATGTAAAAAAAGCAAATGGTGAATATGTATTGATTAGTCCAATTCAACCAATCCATTCATACAATAACGAATGGTGGAGCAAATATCAACCATTATCTTATATTATTGAAGATGAAATGCAAATAAAATTAACTCATTTATGTAAAAAGGCAAGAAAAAGAAATATAAAAGTGATTGTTGATGTTGTTTGGAATCATACTTCTATTGTAATTTATAATGAAAAAACAAAATATAGATATAACAAAAAATATATTCCTGGTAAAGAAACAACACTACGTGAAAAAAAATATGAATGGTTCTCAGAAGGTTTACCTGATTTGAAAACAACATTGATGGAGATCAAAAAAGAAGGACGAACTGCAGTTCAACTAATGAGAAAATGTGGAGTAAGAGGATTCCGGATTGATGCATCTAACTATATAGATGATGATTTTTTTGACTTTGTTTTTGACGATTCGCCAACGAATGAATTACATTTATATGAAGTATGGATTGAAAATATTGACCCGTATGAATCATGGATGTTGGATAGAATGAAACATGATAAATGTCAGGTTGTTTTTTATGATATGAGTTCTTATTTTTATTTAAAAAATAATACATCTAAACAAGTCTTTCCACTTGTACCATCTCAATTTTCTATCAATGCGATTTTAAATCATGATTTTATATTACAATTTAAAAAAGATGATTCCAAATTATTGTACATGTATTTTTTATTATCATTGTTCACAGGGAATGATAAATATTTTTATTATAGTATTTTTACAGAAGATGATAGTTCCATTTTTTACAATAATTTACTTTTTAATTGGAATAATTATTTTAATACTGTAGAACCAATATTGAAAATCAAAAAAAATATGCCAAAAATAATAGGAACTATAGAAATGTTTAAATATGACACATCAAATAAAGCACCTTTATTAGTTGGATCTGTAGGTAAAAATTTTAAAATGTTGGTAAATGTAAAACACAATTTTGAAACTTCAGTAGATAGTATTCCTTGTAAAAAATTATTTGGTGAAACATTAGATAAGTTGACTTTGATGAATTTATTGAATGGTGAAAAATTACCAAAAAATAGAATCACTTCTGATTATATATCCGTTCCGGAATATTCATATTCATTTATTCACAACAAAAGTAAAATTCATGAAAAAATAAACATTATCATGTTTTGGTATCAAGGATATGATGAAATGCCTGAATGGGGTAAAAAGTCAATAGATATATGGTCTAAATATGAAAATTGTAAAATTAATTTTTTTGATAGAAAAAGTATAACTACTATACTTAGTAAAGAAGAATTAAGACATGTTGAAAAAATAGAAGAAAAAATAAAAAAACCATATGTGTATGCAACTTTATGTGATTATATAAGATGGGTTTTATTATTGAAATTGAAAGGTGGTGTATATATAGATTGTGATGTATATCCTTCTTCAACTTCTATTTATTTATTGAATTGTTTACATGAATATAATTATTTGATATTAGGAAAAGAACCATCGTCTTTCATCAATAATGCGATTATAGTCGCATCACCGAATACGTGCCCTATTATAAGTAAAATTGTTGATTTATTAGTTAAGAATATTTATGAAAAAGATTTGAATGCAACTATTGCCAAATACAATTATATGGATAATAAAAATCCATATTTTAATTGGACAATCAATAATACTGGACCATATTTTATAAAAAGTGTAATAGAAACACACTTCAAAGATAATGAAAATATAATTGTATTAGATAGTATTTGGTTGTATTCTACTTATTATAGAAAAGAAAAGATAAAAAATCAAAATTGCGGTGATGATATTGGTTTGATTCAACATTGTTATGCAGGGTCTTGGGTAAATTGAAAGTGAATAAAATAATATGTAATTGTATGAAAACGAAAAAGAGAGGTGGTGGTGTTAGATATAATGATGCAGAAAATAGATGGGTAATAAATGTGAAAGAACATTCACATCCGAATGTATTAGCTTATTCTAATGCAGAAGCACTTTTTTTTAATGATATTGATTGTAAAGATTATTATTTAGATTGTTATTCCGATAACGTATTAGAATACATCAGAGATATATTAACATTTGATGGAATACCCATATTAACAGATGGAAAAATAACACCTGGTATTACAAAAGAACAATTTAAACAAGTGTATACAAATCTAATAGTATGGTTAGCAAAAACATTAAAACAAAGTATTACCTATCGTGAAAATGAACAAAGAAGAATTGTAGAAATTGAAAAAAGTAAAGGATCATATGATGAGACAGAACAAACTATGATGACACATGACTTTGAAATACGTGTACGAAAAAAATTAATGAAAAACATTGATCATTTTTTAAAACCATATGAAAAAGTATTAGAAACACCAATCAAAGTTGCATCAAAACCAATTAGTTTCAAAGATCTGTATGATGACAGTAATGACTATGATGTATTATCTTATGTAGAAGAACAAAAAGACAAATTATCAACAGATGAAAAAACAAAAATAAAAGAAAGAAAAAAAGAAAAAACACGTAAAGTGAAAGTACCTGATGTATCAGAGAAAGTACCTGATATACCAGATAAAGTATTACATAGTGAAAGTGCAGAAATGTTACCTAAAGTACCAAAAAAAAATGACAGAGAGTATATTGAGCTAAAAATTAAATTACAAAAAGAAGTCAATCAATTAGATGTATTTAATTTAGAAAATTTTGTAATTAAAATGAATGACATTTATGAAAGGTCAATGTATCTTTCAGAAAGTGATAAATATATGTTTTTATTTATTAAATTACTTTATTCTTTACAATTATTCCTCGTAACAGAACGATTACTATTTATTTTGACTGAAAAAGGAAAACCTGAAACAAGATTGTATGAAATTAAAAATAAATTAACAGAACAAGAATTAAAATATTTATTTCACGTAAATAACGATCATGGAATACTTGATTTAAATGATTTATTTATTATTGCAACTGATGATTTAGTCGAGGAATTAATTCCAATGAAAATAACACAATTTGATGTAATATTTTATTATTTTTATCAATATTTGAATTTGTTGTCTTCCAATCCAGAAATGAAATTACCATTTATGGTAGATCATGTAAGAAAATTTCATGAGTACAAATATTTTTATGAAGAACGATTAAAAAAATTTTATAAACGAATTAAATATATTATTCAAAATAAAGATGTAGTTTACTTATTTGAGACAAAGTATGGTTTGTTCTTAAACAAAGCATGTGATAATTGTGGAAGAATACTTCCGTTGAAAAGTTGTATATGCCATAAAGTGTCTTATTGTAGTACAATTTGTCAAAAAGAACATTGGCCTGAACACAAAAAAGTACATAGTAAGAGTTAAAATTCCCGTTAAAATTCTGTTAAAATGGTATATCCTTGTTTATTGTAGAAGGCTCTTCTCTTTGCCCATTGATTTTGAAACGTTGGATGCGGATCCACAATATCAATTACTGTTGGTCTTTCATGTTTCACACGCAGAATCCGACCAACTGCTTGTGTAACATCTGTTTTGGGTGTAGCTAGAATTAGTGTAGTCAACGTTTTAATATCTAACGCTTCTTCTGCCATGGCATATGTTGCCAATACTATTTTTTTAGTTTCCGTTTCTTTCAATGCGGTTTGTTTCATACCTCCAACATAATATCCTACAGTACCTAAATTTCGATGTTCAATACCAGAATAAAGATAACTTAGTAATGCTTTAGTATGAGCTAATACCATGATTTGTCCGGTAGACGGCATTGTCAATAATTTACCAATAATTTCAAGAATACGATCTTTACGATCATTGTATTCACTCACTTTTTTAATCATACTGGTATAATTGGTTTCACCACGAAAATTCAGAATCACTTCATTGAAAGTTGTATCTGGTGTAGTATACATGATTTTATGAATGTATACTGTCGTACGTTCACGTTTTGCAGAATACACCACTTCTCCCAAAAATAACTTGAATACTTTAGTCAAACCATCTTTACGTTCCATTGTTGCTGAAAGACCCAACATATAAGGTGTGACAATATGGAAAAGGGCATTACTAAATACTTCGGCTGCAATGTGATGTGTTTCATCAATGATAGTAAACCCAAACCCTTCAAAGATTTCTTTGGGATACGTTTTCATTGAAATACTTTGAAGCATACCAATGACAATGTCTTTGTCAACATCCATTGTATCTCCTTGAATACGACCAATGGTTGCTGTAGGAAGAAATTCACGAATACGTTCCATCCATTGTTCTAAAAGAAATTCTTTATGAACAATGACTAGTGTTTTTTTTCCAATACGATGTATCAGGTGTAATGCAACAATTGTTTTACCAAAACCGCATGGTAATTCAAGTAGACCACATTTCGCTGCTAAAAAGGCATCGACTGCAC